TGACCGTATCTGGTCAACAACTGCCAAGCAGGGCTAACCATGAAGATGCCATTGCCATCATTGAAAACTCCTCCAGTATGCCTGTGACCTCGGAGATAGACNGTAGGAACTTTGTGNCCAACACGGGAGTAATTNTGACGNGCATTCCCCATGCTGATACTCATGGCTCCAGCTTCAAGGTATGCCCTAGAACTGGTCGGCATATGATGGGCAATATCAATGAGCGTTCCATTGATTTCAACAAGCCCTTTGTCCCCAAGCCAGACTGCACCAATTTCTTTGGCAATCATCTTTTCCCAATCTCCCGTATGGCATTCAGTTCCTGCCGTCATGTAAATCTTGGATGCTCGTTTAGCCAAGGGCTTGAGACATTCAATAGCCGCAAGACTATGATCCAGATTCAACGCCGCAACAATTTCACTACTTCCGTGATGGCGACCCTCAATGCAATCTCCATTAATAAACAATACAAATGGATCTTTGCCGAAATACTTTTTAATCTTTTCATCTTTATCCTGCCAGCAATCCCATAGCCAACGCTGATGGAGATTGTTACCAAGCCCGATTTTGTTTCCGGTGCTGGTAATATGATTGTCAGGCCACAATCCTACGACTGAACCGCAATGGAGGTCGGAAACAATAACTGCTCCGACAGGTTTTTTAGTCATGTGATTGGTGCGGCAAAGATTGTGGTGGTCTGTCTGCGACGAGGTTCTTTAACAGAGTACTAGCATCACGCAAGGAAATTTCTTCTTCCTCCATCATATTTGCCAACAATTCCACCAACTTGATTCTTTCCGACAGATGATACAGATAGCTAATAAGATCCAACTGTTCGTCCCTTAAATTCTTGGCATACCATGCCGCTCCAGCAGTCCAGAACTGACTCTTATGTTCTTTGCTACCGGAGATGTATTTATTTACACCGTGAAGATACGCATCACTCCANATTTCAGCCGCATCNTTTTCCGGTGTCATAGGATTATTTACTTCTAGNCTTTCGTTTGGATTTCTTGNGAACTCCATATCCGACCCTAGCAGGACGCAAATGTGCATTTGGTTTAGCGGAAGCTGTGGTTGCTGTCTTTGTCATTTTGACTTTTTGCCGTGATGCCATTTNGCGGCATTTTGGGCAAATGTTGCCATCTTACGAACAGCAGGATTCTTGCTATGCTTCAACTGTTCCGTGGTCTTGCCTGTCTTTTTCTTGATCGCCGTGAAGCGACCCTTGTGGCTTTCCTTGATGTGGATGCCGCTTTTCTTTGTTGCCATATTTTTACAGAGTAGTTGTGAATCTTTGCCAGAGATTTGGTGGTCTGAATTGACTTGCGACATTGCATATGTGGCAAGGGTAGCCATTGCAAGCACTTAATTCACGATGGCAATTAGGGCAAAGCCCGTTAACGTAGGCAATCCATCCAACAAATTTAAGGAACGCTTTCTTCATTAAAATGTGATGTGCATGACTTGGCAGGAACAGTCCGCACCATTCTTGTCTGCCTCATCAATGTCAGCAAAGATCACAGAGTTATTGAATTTGTCCATCGTAGTCAACATCCATTCCATGCTCTTGCGATACTGATGGTATTCAGGCTGGAACATACCACTGATGACAATGTTCTTATCAGGAATACGGATCAAGTTGGTAGCACCAGTTGCCTCCATCTCCTTCGGAACGACAATGATGTTCGCCAGTTTCTCAAGACGCTTGAAGGATTCTGAATCAATACCAGAACGGCAAACCATGAAGTTTTCAGGATCAATGACATGGATGCAACAATCCAGATGGTAAAGATCATCACTCACCATCTTCATGGGAATAATCTCAATCCCAGCTTTTTTGGAAATCCATTCCTGTGCCCTCCAATCAGAGAACTTTCCGTAACCGCCAAAATACGTTTTGTCTTTCCAGTACTTGGTTTCAGCTTCTCCCTCCCAATAATGAGGAGGCTGAAGAACTGTGTATCCCATCTTTTCAAAGAACCTACGTCCCGGATCTTCTTCAATCTGACGACCATCAGCACTCATCTTCGCAATGAAGATAAATGGATCGACGCTCAATCCAAGGTTGGCAACAAAGTGTTGATCCTGTGCCCCCTTGACCGGAGGAAGTTCAATGACTTTAACTCCAAGGGCAGTAATCAATCGCTTGATTCTGGTGTACTGACGCATTGCCCGTTCGGTGTCAATTTTTTGACCCTTCATGAACTTGTTGTTCGGGATAGCCGTGGACAAGTATTTAGGGGGACACATCAGGAAACTTGGCTTCCTTTTATACTGACCNCCACCNTATGGGGTAGAATCTGTCCCTTTAATAAGGCTAGAAACAGAAGAATCTATCCTTCCTTGGAGGACAGAAGGNATCATTGAGCCGTTGCGAAATTCTTGAGGGGAGAACCTAGCCATATTGTTAAAATTATGCCTATGGTTAAGAGTTGCGTCAATTCTAACTTGCTGTTATAAAAAACAAAGCTGGCGAGAATGGCGTTCTCAACCAGCTTTTAACCTCAACCATAATGTGTCTATGAATGAAGCTGAAGTAAACCTATTCTATTGCGACAATGGATCGCAAGCTCAATGCTTGCACAAAAAATTGTTGATCAAGTTTTGGAATTATTTCCTTGAAGATAAATCTGTCAAAGGGCCAAACAAAATCAAAAGGGAAGCATTGAAGGGAAATTTTAATGGTGGTCTAAAAAGCAAAGAGGAAAGACTAAATGTTTTAATTGACTATGCAAAAATCGTTATTGGATGGAAAACTGATCCATCGAAAAAACGAACACAATTTAATCAGATCAAAAAAACACTTCACAGAGTAGAGTTAAAAATAAACACCAAATGTTTTGTTTGCCTTGAACCAGCACATTGCCGACATCACATAATACAACTCCAAAACGGGGGATTGAACCAGAAGAAAAATGTCGTCAGCCTTTGTAACGGATGCCATGCCGAAATACATCCATGGCTAAAAACTCTAACAAACCCCCCTACCCCCCAGAAAAGACTTGCTAGATAAAAATCACTACCCTCTGCTTTTGCTGAAGGCAGTACATTTTTACCCAACCATCGGGTAAGGAGTTTTGATTCTCCAAAGCCGTTGTTTTTGGGTCATGTGGTACGCATTCACACCCACCCTCACTTGCTATAACGGGCAAGGGCCGCCAAGTGATGCGCCACCTGACGGCCCTTTATTTGGGGAGGGAAATCTGTTTATCAGAATGGCGCAATCATTCAGATTTTGAAAATATGCCACTAGAATCCAAATACGTCAACCCCTAAAATCCATCTTCGTCGCAACCACTTCCACCATAACCCCATTCATCATTCTCAATCTGCTCTTCAGCGTTGTGTTTGCTATGGATAAGTCGATCTTCCCAATCTCTGATTTCTAGGATGTCTAGGGATTCTTCGGTCTGATCAGCAAAAGTAAACTCAAGCCCTGCCCTTCGGAGCATCTCAACAGCATACGTCAAAGAGTCAGCCAAATCGGGCGACTTCTTGATACGTTGTTTCATGTCCAGCTTCTTTTCTACGGCAACTTTTCGTCCCTTGTGGAAATAAAGCCTACTGCAAAGTTCGCTTACCAATGCAGAATGCTTTTCAACATCAATGCCAACCAGACTTTGCGTTGACATTGCAGTATGAACTTGGAACCAAGACTCTGTAACTCGTCTATCGTATGCTTCTTTGGCAGTACGCTTATCCAAATTGCTGATTTTCCGTTCTGTAGGCATCCCCATAGAAGAAATAGGGGTAATGAACATTGCCTCTGGATGGAATTTTCCCCATTCAATGATGATTGCCCGTAGCATTTTGCCGCCATCACCGGAAATATCCAAACCAAAGTCCCTTGGGTGAACCCCATACTCCAAGCAGTCTTTAACAACTTGCATGGCAATGCTTTCTTCAAAAACATCCCCTACGGAAGTCTGATATTCTTTGGTTCCAAGGTAAAAACCAACCCTTCTACCAGTATCATTTGGCCCAAAACGGCAAAAAGTAGCGGCACAACGGTCTCCTCCAGCCGTAAATGCAGGGTCAAATCCACAAACTACCTTTGTTCTATCGCTCCAAATAGGTTCCCAAGCAATATCACAGGCTTGAATGAACTGTTTTGAAAAAATTGTAAGCTCAACAGAAGTATCAGGCCACCAACCATAGACATTTCGCCAATATTCTAGGGCATTTTTATTGCCATAGCATCGTTTTAGCGTTGCCGCTTCTCCCTGAATTGTCAAAAACCTATCAAATGGAGGTATTTCGGCATCTGGTTTCTTAAAGTTTGGGCTATCTTCTCCAGAAAGATGCAAGGCAACACCAGTTCTGGTCTTCCATTTATGGGTGTACCTATCAACGGAGTCCCATTCCAAAGGATGATCCGGTTGACACAACTCTGTGTGGGGATTGTTGGCAGTATTTGAGGGGTTTGCCATTCCTCCAAAGATAAAATCAGGATTTGCACCAAGGTTTACCCTTGTGTCCAAAGCATAAAGATCCATTTCAGCCAACTCATCCAAAAATAGCCGCATTCTGGCATTTTTACGTCCCCGTGTATTCTCTACAGAACGCTTTCCTTCTCCTCCACGGGGAAAAGCAAGGGCTTTAATGGCATTTGTATAGTCACGCTCGGCATCTTTTGTGTCAATAGANTCAAAAACAATCATCCTGCGGTACTCAACAAGGTTACCAATGCTGGTATCTTTGCCGTATTGAGCCTGTAGATTACGCATCGCAATTCGGTAAAGCGTACAAACTTTACCCCAAAGACGGTCTTCAGATGCATCCAAAGATGTGCTGGCAACGTAAGT